TATCGTTATAGATACCAAGTTTATGGCATACCTCGGTGTACCAAATTCTTTTAGTGTTGCCACAGTCTAAACATTTAGGCATTACTTCACCCCTGCCTTCATGTGATAACTCACAAAATCTTCGAACGAGTGTTCGCCGTCTATCGCTAACACAGTATTTTCTTTCAGGTCAATTTGGATCCAAGTTTCACTAGTGCATAACTCAGTTGAAGCCCAAAGACCATAGCCAGTTTCTTGATTCCACTCTTCGCCAATGATTGAAGAGATAATAATTCTTGAGCAGTAGGTCTCGTCATCCCAACGACCACGAGCTTTATCTAATGCAGTTGCCAAATCTTCTAGGCAACTACCTTCACCCCAATGAGAGTAAAGGCATAGGTATAAATCGTCACTCTGTTTGAAATTGAATACAACTCTTGCACCCATTTCTTTCACTTCCTTTTCTGTAGGTAATCGGTATCCAAGATGAATACCCCACAGGGCAGGGAGATAACCCCCTGCCCCATAGGTCACTAATCTTTTAATTGTGTTAGGTCTAGAACCTTAGTCGCCGACTTCGATTCCTCGTAGTTATCTCGGTCAGTTATCCACCACTCAAGACCCTTGAGCCTATTGCCTAAGTCGTGGTTTGCTAAAGGGTCGCTTGAATAAATCACGACCCAAGTCTTATGCACAGTCACGCAGTCACCCCCTCTCCTTTAATCGCTGTAACGCTTTGGCATTTACATCCGCAACATGAGCAGTCGCAGTCATGGTGATTCGATTCACCGCAGGTTTGGCAAAGCCAGTTTGAGCATTTGCACTCTTCACACATTAGTGGCATTACTTCACACCCTCTCCGCTTTTCTCGCTATCAACGCAGTTGCCGCAGTTGCAATTTGCCACACAAATCGGGCAGTCGGTTTGGCAGTCGCCAAGATGAATAGTCGTCACGCTTACACCTCGCAATCGTGACCATAAGACCACTCTTGAGAGTCGGTCTCGTCTGATAAATCAAAGATTCTCAAGCACTCTTGGCATTGAGCTTTAGTCGCTAGGGTCAATTCCTTACCCCCTCAAAGTGGTTTCACTAGATCCATTTTGAAAATAGCACTCAGTCATAGACCCCCAGCAATAGCCGTCACCGACCCACCAAAGATTACCAAGCACCCAAAGAGCCAAGGCGATTAGAGCCAAGGCATTTAGTCCAAGCGATACGGCGAGGGTAATCTCGCCCCTTCTATTTAGTTTCATTTCTTGCCCTTCTGTAGGTTGAGGTCTGCCTATGGGATGAATTCCCTTAGACATAAGGCGAGGGCAAGACCCGAAAGCCTTGCCCTCACTTTACGGCTAAGCGACTTTTACAGGTACCCCCTCAAGGTCTGCCAAGCCTTCAACCACTTTAGGGTGCAACTCGTTACGCATAGAGGCGAAAGAGGCGTGAGGCCATTTAGCGTTAAAGACCCGATTGAGCAACATCCCAAGAGAATTAGAGCCGTCAATTTCTGAACATCTTTTGAGATGAGAGTAAGCCTCTTCAGTATTGCCAGCCTCATAAGCAAAGGCAGACCAGACGGCTTGAAAGTGTGCAGACTCTCCACCGAATAACTCAAGAATTCCCATGAATCGGCTTATGTCTTGGTAATCGTTAAGCACTAACGGAATTGCACCTAGAGAATAATCTCTAATCTGAATTGAGTTAGCGATACCAGCGAAAGCATTTTGAACATCTGAATCATTTAGAACACCATTATCAGCGAAAGCATTTAGCAAAGTATCTAAAGAATTCTTACTCTCTAAATGAGTTGGATAAGTGATTTCTGTAGTCATGCGATTTTCTCTTTTCTGTAGGTAAAGAGTGGGAATTCCCCACGCCTCAATTATGAGGCTAGAGCTGCAAAGAATCAAGCACCGACAGCGACCTATTTACGCAACATGGCGAGGGGTTTAGATCCATTTTCACCGGTAGCCCTCTCGCCCTAAGTAGTCATTTTCAATGACTTTAGACCTTGCCCAAAATAGCCCCCATTTTCTGCCCTGCCGATTTACGCAACATAAGACCCAAGACCCCAAGACCCAAGAGCCCCCAAGGTCTGCCCGATTCCCCAAGCCTTAGCCCCTGCCCCTTGGTTAGCCGTAGGTCTTAGGCGATTAGTTAAAAGTCGAACTAATAAAAGCCCCTAATCGGTAGGGGTCTGCCCCTCTCCATGTCTGCCCGACACGCCGTAAAAAGCACTTAACATAATGTTAGTTATCGGCTTATGGGGGTTAGACACGCAGCCAAGTCAAATTGACCCGAGTGCTTAAAATGCCGTGGGGCCCTGTATATATGTACCCAGAAAAAAATTTTTGATAGGATCTCGAGCTGTAAAATAGGCTTTGACCAGCACTTTTACCTACAATGGCTAGTATGTGATGTAAATCACACAGCATAATGTGGGATAAAACCCATTTATCCCGGCTTATATATAGTAGGAGGATAATTACTTGCTAAAGTAATTAGACGACTACACCGGCTCTAGGGAGCCGGAGCGAGCCCTAGCGAGCAAAGGCGACCTAAAAGCCCCTAGTAAATGCCCAGTAGTCTGTTCTTTTTAAGAACCCTGAAACCCAATGAAAAATCTTTGGCGGCCACGCCGGCGGAGCCGGCGAGGAGGAGCTATGAGTAAACAAGAAGAAACAGCCAAGATCAAAGCGAAAGTGATCCGGCTGATTACAGAGGGTTGCACAGTCGAAGATGCCATGAGGCAGGTCGGCAGGTCAGCAAAGCTCTGGGATTACTACCGTTCTACGGACAAAGAGTTCAAGGAAACTGTAGACAAGGTTCGTGCCGCTAGATCAAAGCATGGCCGTATTCAGTCTGAGGAATCCCTCGAATTAGATTTTCGTACTTTCCGCAAGGAGTACTTAGAGGCTGAAACATTTCCTCACCAGATGAATATCATCGACCTTCTCGAAGGCCGTGACCCAGCATGGATGCATACATCGATGCATTATGAAAAGGGTCGCCCTCAGTATGTCTTGGTAAATGTGCCACCTGAACACGCCAAGTCGATGACTACCTCGATTGACTATCCGGTTTACCGGATCTGTATGGATCCTAATGTCCGTATCATGATTGTCTCGAAGTCACAGCAGAAGGCAACAGAATTTATCTACGCTATCAAGCAGCGTTTGACTCACCCATCATGGCAGAAGCTACAACTTGCCTACGCCGCTGGCTCTGGGTTTAAGTCCAAGTCTGCTACATGGCAAGCTACGCAGGTCTACCTCGGAGACGAACTCCGTGACTCAGACCAGAAGGATCCTACGATTCAAGCCATTGGTATCGGAGGACAGGTGTACGGTGCGAGAGCCGACCTGATTATTCTTGACGACTGCGTAACTATGTCAAATGCCCATGAATACGAGAAGCAGATTCGTTGGATCCAGCAGGAAGTCCTTACTCGTCTTGGGCCTACCGGCAAGCTTTTAGTTTTGGGAACTCGAGTAGATTCCATTGACCTCTATAGAGAACTCCGTAACGGAGAACGCTATCCGACTGGTCAATCACCTTGGACATATCTGGCCATGCCAGCAGTTCTTGAATTCGGTGAATCTACTGACGAGTGGAAAACCCTCTGGCCTAAATCAGACCGCCCTTGGCAGGGCAGCGATGAACAGCCAGACGAAAACGGTCTATACCCACGCTGGGATGGCAAGTATCTATCCATGCGTAGAGGTGCATTAGATCCTAAAACTTGGTCGATGGTTTACCAGCAAGCAGATGTGGATGAAGATTCCACCTTCAACATCACTTGCGTTAAAGGTTCTATCGACAGAATGCGAATGATCGGGCCAATCGTTCCGGGCAATCCCGGACACCCCGAGACAGCAGAAGGTCTCACCATCGTTGCTGGGCTTGACCCAGCGATAGTTGGTGATACGGCGGCAGTAGTTATGGCTATAGATCGCAGACGGAAGAAGCGTTATGTTTTGGATGCTGCGACTATCACTAAACCGTCACCGCAAGCCATCCGTGATCTCATCACTACATTTACGGAGAAGTACAGACCATCAGAATGGATGGTCGAACGCAACGCCTTTCAGGGTTATCTGACACAGGATGAGAATTTACGGCAATGGTTAGCAAGTCGTGGTGTGCTTCTTAGAGAACACACTACACACAGAAACAAGTGGGATGTTGGATTTGGTGTGGCTGCAATGGCTTCCCTTTTTGGAACCGTTGAATCCAATGGTAAGCATCATCGAGATAACTTGATGCACTTACCTTCAGACCGACACGAAGGTATCCGACTGCTTATTGACCAGTTAGTAACTTGGTCGCCAGAGACAAAGAACAAGACAGACCTTGTTATGGCTCTGTGGTTCTGTGAGATCAGAGCAAGAGAAATCTGCCAGTTCGGTGAGTATGGCGGAAAATTTGTACATAATGAATTCCTCACCCGAGCAGATGCCGCTAAGCGACAGGTCGTTAATCTTGACGAGTGGGCCGCAGATCGCCGATTGGCATAAGGAGAATAATGCTTTCGAAACAAGAAGTTGCAGCTAAGGTTGAACGCCTTAAGTCACGCAACATGGATCGTGACCGGAGAATGGCTGATGTCTTAGCCGTTCGTCAAGGTAACCTGCAAGATGTCTTCTTCGGCCAGTTCTCAGATGAGTATCCGAAGCCACTCATCGCTAACATGATTGATATTGCAGCTCGTGACTTGGCAGAAGTTACTGCCCCACTACCTGCTGTTAACTGCTCATCTTCCAATATGACTTCCGATGCAGCTCGTAAAAAAGCTGAAATTCGTACACGCATTGCAAACCACTACCTCAATAAGTCTGATCTACAACTTCAGATGTATTCAGGTGCAGACTGGTACTACACATACGGATTTTGTGCAGGTATGGTCGAGATTGATTTTGAGACTAAGAACCCACGCATCCGTCTGCTTAACCCATTTGGTCTTTACTTTGAGAAGGATCGCTTTGGATCTGTAGTTTCATTGGCTCAGATCATCATGTCA